TTCTGACTGCTTGTCCCGTTCCGCCTCCATCCGCCTGTTTTTGCCTTCCGGGAACTTCGCGAGGACTTCCCGAGACACTTCGCATCCGGCGACACGGTTGACGACCTCGATGGACGAAGGTATTGCCCCGCGCCCCCACTGGTAGCAAAGCAGCCGCATGTACGCGCCGACATCCTCCGCGCTCAGGTCCACAGTCCCCCCAAGGAAATCATCCGCGTAGAATTGGAAGGCGGGAGGTTTCATCGGGTTCAAGCCGTGAACAAAGACGCCGACTCCGACTTTGCCTGCTTGATGTTCGCGCAGGCCGTGTTGAAGTAGCTCTCCTTCAACTCTGCTCCGATGAATTGCCGCCCCATCTTCACCGCGCTCACTCCCTCGCTGCCGATTCCTGTGAAGGGAGAAAAGACGAGGTCGCCTTCCGTGCTCCATAGCGTCAACGCGCGCTCAATCACGTCCAATTGCAACGGGCAGATGTGCCGCTCGTCCTGCGCTTCGGAAGCTCCTCGTCCGTTCAGCACGCGCCCTTGATTGATGGTCATCCAGACCGGGCTTGCGAGTTCCTGCCATCGCGACAACGGGAGTGAATCCGGCGTGTGAGTGATAGGCTTCGGGTTGATGCCACGCTTGCGAAATACCAGCAGGTACTCAGCTGCGCCGACGCGGCTCTTGCTGCTGTCGGTTCGGAGCGTCTTGTAAAGCAGCCCGTGCGCCTTCGTCCGCTGCATCTCGGTGACGGGATCTTTCCAAATGGTCACCCGTGAATGGAACAGCCATCCACGCTTGCGGAACGCATCCGCGATAGCGGAAGAGAAGTCCTTGAACTCGATGTCCCCGTCCTTCCACTTGGTCGCCAGCAGGTCGCAGCAATGGACCGCGCACTCGCGACCCGGCATCGTGATCCGGTGAAGCTCGTCAATCAGGAATCCGAACTGCTCCATGAACTGATCGAGAGATTCGCAGTTGCCCATGTCCTGCACGTCTGCTGAGTAGGTGAACAGGTCCGCGAACGGAGGCGAGAACACGCTGAATCCGATGGAGTCCGATTCGATTGTCTTCGCGACACGGACGCAATCGCCGTGGTTCATCGTCCATCCGTCTCCGATGATAGTGCTGATGTCTTCGTTGAGTGTGACCATCTTCTTTTGTCCGTTGATGTTTTCGCGGGTGAACTGCATGAGTTCCCGCATGGTGTCGTGGTTCTCTTGCTTCCTGGCTATTGCCGGAAGGATTCCGTTATCAAGGTCGGTCGCCACGATGTAGCGATGACAAGTCCGTTTCTGACCGAAGCGATGGATGCGTTTGCCCGCCTGATAAAATCTCTCGAACGAATAGGACATGCCGACGTAGATGTCTTGATTGCACCGCTGCCAGTTCATCCCGAACCCGGCGATTTTTGGCTTTGTGACGATGACCCGTGCGCGGCCTTCGCTGAATGCATTTAGCCGTTCCTCTTTCTCGTCGTTTGTGTCGGAGCCTTTGACCTCAACGGCATCAGGAATCGCCAAGCGTAGAGCTTCGCTCTCGTCGTTTCCTTCGCACCAGACGATGAACTGGTCCGTGCTCGCGTTCACAATCTCGGCAGCAGCTTTGACTCGCTCGTTGATGGTGCGTCGGTTCTCTGCGTGGATCTGGGTTGCGCTGACCGTGGTGTCCCGGAACAGGTCTCCGCTGCCGGCGTCCGCTCGATGGTCAACCTTGACCGTGACGAGATGGTTCACGACCGGAGGCAGGTCGAAACCGTCGTCGTCAAAACCTAGGTCTGAGGGCTTGGAAACGCACGCCGCCCAAGTCGATACCCACTTCCAGAACGGTTCGACCGCGTGGCCCTTCAACCTCCATGTCCCGGTGTCGAAAGTGTCATTGACGAAGTAAGTGGCGAGCATCTGAGCCGAAGAGCAGACGCCAAGGAACTCCGCGTGTTGACCAAGCTCCGTGAAGTCATTTGGTGCCGGCGTAGCGGTGCAGCAGAGCTTGAATCGGGTGCGGCCAAAGGCTTCGGACAGTTTCGTTCGCGTGACTCCGTTGAACGATTTCAGGATGCTTGATTCGTCGAGAACCACGCCAGCGAACCGCGAGCAGTCGAACTTATCAATGCGGTCATAGTTGGCGATGTTTATAGCTCCCGGAACAACGTCGGAATTCTCACGGCATGGATTGACCTTGATGCCGAACTTCTCACCCTCGCGAACCGTCTGAGGCATCACGGCGAGCGGACACCAGATGATGACCTCCTGCTTGGTATGCTCGCAGACAAGTCGTGCCCATTCAAGTTGTTGAAGAGTCTTTCCAAGGCCGCACTCCTCGAACAGCGCGCAGCTTCCTTGCTTCACTGCCCATCGGACGAGCAGCTTTTGCCAGTCAAATAGCAATGGATTGATGCCAGTCGGAGCTTCAAACCCAACTGCGCGGACTGCTTTTGCTTTTGATGCTATGTAATTGTCGTAACTCATTAGATTTCAGTTGATTGAACCAATCATCAGTTTCATCTTCATCTTTTCGCTAGCTGCCCATCTTGTCTTGTCAGCCTTCATCACAGTTTCTTCAACGGCGCATTCGTTTGCGTAGTCCCAAACCATCATCGTGTCCCCGCACTTGATACGGCCGAACATCTTGCAGATTTTTTGCAGTCCTCGGAGATTGCTCATGATTGCTTCTAGTTGGCATCGACTTGATAGACCCTGTGGTAAGACGTGCCGATGATTCTCGCGATGTCTGCGAAGGTTTTCCCTTCGGCTTTCAGCTCTCGCACCCGTGCCTTTTGGGTCTCATCGAGGAACGGGGTGTTACTGGTGCGGCATGGACCATCCGGTTGCATGGCGCGCAGTTTGGACCGCAACCGAGGCTCCGGGACGGTCTGACCGAGCGCGTTGGTGATGAGGCGCCCAGCGATGAGAAGCGCGGCGGTGAAGTCGTGGGGTGGCTTGATGGTGGTCATGAGATTACAGCGACGTGATTGTGATGTCCGCCCCTGCGATGAATTGCACGTATGCCTTTGTGATTGTCCCAGCGCAGACCTGCGCGTCATCATTCCAGATTCCTGCGTTCGTCAGCGAGTCGAGGATTGCCTTGTCGAGGTTGTCGCGGTCCGGCTTTGACGTGTGAAAATTAGGAGCATCTGGCCGAAGAACATCCGACCGTTTGCCGGTGAAAAAGTGGGACTTAGGCCGCATGAAATAGACTGCCACGTCAACCCGCAGCGGTCCGGTGAACACGACACCATCCCACCCCTTCTTCGCCGCGGCGCGGACGCTGGCCTTCCAGGCGTCCGCTGTGCCTGGGTCGTAAATCCCGGCGTGATTACCGCGCCGGCAGGCACGTCCGCGAGGCTGTGCCTTGGGGTTGCCGTCGACGAAGAAGGAGAGGGTGGTCATTGGGGTGTTAGTTGTTCTCTTCGACCAAGCCGAGCTTCGGCTGGTCGTGGTCGTCGAGGTTCTTGATCTGCTCGTACTTGCGTTTCACATTCACGCCGAGCGAGACGATGACGGCGGTTCCGTCGAGATCCCATTTCACTGAGATCGGGAGCGTCAGGATTGCTTTAGCGCCATCGTTCTCCTGTGCCGTTTCCATCACAGAGTTGATGGCTTCGGTGATCTGGTCCGTCGCTTCCGCGAACAGGCCGGGGATTGATTCGGCGACTTTAGCGGCAAGGTCGTCGATGCGGGATGGTGTGGGGGTGGTGTTCATTGGATGTTCATTGAATGTTCATTCATCAGAATGGGACGTCGTCTTCCGTGACAGGCTGGCCATTGACCGGGGCCGGCTTGCTCGCCTTCACGCCTTCCGCCTTCGGCGCGACGTAGTCACCGACCACGTTCTTCGCCGGGTATCCACCCTTGTCCTCGATCTTGAGCTTGCAGCGGCCGACCTGACCAACGCAGTCCTCGGGCGTCAAAGTCCCGGCCTCATACTTCTCCGCCAGAGTGCCGAGGCGGCAGAAGCCGTACACCTGGCGCTCCATCGCAGGATGCAGCATCTCGCGGACGTAGCGGTTTCCGATGTCGCTGAAACAGAGGAGGTTGAGCTTGATGAACCGCGTTCCGGGCGTCTTGCTGTTCGGGCCGCTGACAGCATTCTCGGCTGCGACGCACTCGAAATCATACTCGCCGACGGGCAGCAGTTGGGCCTCGTCGAGTTCTTTCTTGGTCTTGGGTGTAAATGTCATAGGTTAGGAGATCTTGGCTTTCATGGACGCGATGACCTTATCGGCCTGCGTTTTGGTGAATTCTGCGAACGTCTCGGCGTTGGCTTTTTCAAGCCACTTCGAGGTGACTGTCTCGTCGAGCTTAAGCAGGTCAACAAGGCGTGTGATTTCTACGACCTGCTCGTTAGAGGCGAGGACGATGGCGCTTGCCTTTTTCTCGATGACATCCTTCCCGTACCGTTCGGCGAACGATGCGAAGTCCATCGGGAATGATGTCCCTTCGGGGAAGCCAAGGAGGCGGGTCTTCTTGACGACCAAGACTCGCGATGCACCGCGCTTTTGCGCGTGGAAAGCGAGGTCAAGCTCGTAGCGCAGCTTGTCCCAGCAGTCCTCGACTTTTCCAAGCTCGATGCGAGAGCCGGTAGCATCCGCGCCCCACTCGGCCTTTTCGTGGGCAATCAGGACCACGTTCATGTCGCACCGACCGAGGGCCGCGACAAGGCGTCGCATGTTCGCGATGGCCGGCTTCTTGTCCGCGCCAAAGGCGTTCTTGTCGCCGAGCCGTTCGCCCTCGTTTGCTATGGCGTTGTTGAACAGCTTGGTGATGCTATCAATCACCAGCGTCTTGTAGCTGTGCGTCTCGGTCGAGAGCGCCTTGACCTGCCCGATGACAACCTCGAAGTCCAAGGAGCCATCTTCCACGCCGAGGTAGCTTCCACCGGCCTTGGTCAGACGGTCCATGTAGTGACTGCGGGTCGCACCGGCCTCGGTGTCGATGTAGTAGACGTTCGGGAACTCCAACGCGAACCAGGTCTTCCCGACTCCGCTCGCGGAATACAGGACGAACTTGGGCTTGGTGGGTTCCACCGTACTGGGGTCTTTTGCTTTTAGTTTGCTCATGTTATTTTGTGCAGGTCTGTCCCTGCTGTCGCGGTCTGTCCCGCCGTAAAAAGAAGCCGCTCGGATGCCGTTGCTATGAGGATTTGCGCCGGCCGCGAATGCGTGAACCGAGGGCTGTTATGGGGATTATCTGAGGAAACTAGGCCCCTGTGTCGTGGGGCAACCGAGCCGGTCTTTCCCGGCTGTCACGGCGTTCGATTTAGGGACGCGAGGGCCGTTAATCAGTCCGAAATTCAACTCACCAACCAAACAGCGAACGCAACCAGAGTGAGGTGGAAGGCGAGGACCGCAACCAGCGGCCAGTGCAGCAGCCAGAGGGCTCCGCGCAGGTCAGCGCGCCGGCGCTTGCGGTTGACGTGCTCGGTGAACTCGTCGTCAAAATCACCGGGGAGAATCGGCTCAACGGTCGTGCGGCGGGGCAGGGTGGTGATAGGTCTCATTGGTCGTTGGGTTGGCTTTTACTTTGTGGCCGGAAACCGCAGCTCCGGGTAGTCGCGGCGAAGGCCGTCAAACGCCTCCTCGGGAATGCGCCCGTCATCGAGTTTGCGCTGGAAAAACAGCACCTTGGATTCGCGGTCCGCGTGGACCCGGCCGACGGCACCCATGAATGGAGCCGCACCGATGCCGTGGAGTTTGATGCGCTTGGCGGCTTGGTGCGCGCCGGCGAACCGATGCACATCCACCGCAGCCGCACTCGCCAGCGACCCGGCTCCACCGGCCTCGCGGCAGGCGGAGTGCGTCATCATCCTGCTCATCGGGCACCTCCATTGGCTCGCGAGGCGAGGACCGTGGGCAGATGGAACCGGTATCCCGCCCCGACCTTGACCGAGGGGATGAGCCGAGCCTCGGCCTGCGCTCGCAGACCCCGAGCCGTGCATCCGAGCCGCGGAGCCATGTCCGCCGCGGAGAGCATCACCGAGCCGATCGCAATCGAGGTCTCGCGCATCGTGTGCTCCAGGAGCGTTGCCTCCGAGGCGGGGGAGAGGTTTGGATTGTGGGTCATAGGATTGGATTGTGGGGTTGCTTACACCTTCGGGGAAAAAGAGAGGTCGCTTACACCTTTCTTCAAAAGAAAAACACACTGCCCGGTAAGGTTTCTCGCTTCGCGTTCAGCGAGCTTCTCAAGTTGTCTTTTCAATTCGCTTGGAACGTAGACGGTTATCGACAGGGTTCCCGGACTTGACCGCTTCAATTTCTTTGGCAATGCGTCGGTAGTCATCTGGTGTTAATTCAACATCCTTGGTCTCGCGCTGTAGTACAAACATGACAAAATCAGTCAGCGACATCCTGTGATGCTTGGCGGCTTTTTGAATCCGCACTTTCAGCGCCCTAGGAATCCGCAGAGCGAACATCGTCTTGTCTGGTGCAGGCTGATTGGCCACGGGGTGAAATTGGCAGGGTGTAAGTAACCTTGCAACGCTTTTTTCTGCTTTTCTTGAAAATTGTCTGTACCACCGTTGGAACGTGTCGCGGGAAACGAGCAGGAATATCGGTTTTGGTGGCTTCATGTCCGAGGGTTTTACATTCGGTAGGACAACCGCGGTCCGAACGTCGTAACTATCTCCATGAAAACGAAATGCCCTAGATGTGGGACGCGGCTAGAAGTCCAGCACGCCGACGGTTCCGCGAGCGATTGCCCCGCCTGCGGTCACTCGTTCGTGCCGATGGCTCCGGAGAGGGGTGCCGCGGCGAAGACTTGGCGGGTGGTCAGGTCGGCGTTTCGGCCTGACCCTCCAATGCACATCTGCGTGACCTGCCACTCGGTAGGGGCCGGCGAGCGCGCTAGCGGTAGCGATTGGGGCTCGGTGATGCTGTTCGTTCTAGGGGTCGCGGTGACGCTGCTTTTCAGCGTGCTCATCGGGGTCGCTCTGGTTGCGGTCGCCCTCATCAATTCCGCGATCGCGAGCCGGAACAAGCCCAAGCTCCTCTGCACGCAATGCGAGTCCTCGGAGATGATTCCGCTCTCGTCCCCGAGGGCTGCTGCGTTGCGTTCGGGGGTCAAAATCTCCTGAGAATATCGCCCCGAAATCGCACCAGATTTCAGGAAACGCAGAAAAGCCAATGAAAGTGGCATTTGCCCGCACGCCCTGCACCTGAAGCTAGCACCCTTTCGATTTTGTCGATTTCACTCAATAAACCCTCAGTTTCCTAGCAAAACAGGCACTTCCTGAGAAACCGAGGTTGCTTAAAAGCGTCGTTCAGATACCTGTTTAGGTCGAAATTCACCCAAGAAAATCGCACCAATCGCACCAATGAAGATCAAGAAGGAGATCAAGCACGGGAATACGAGGTGGCGGGTCGCGTTCGTCGAAATCGGTCGGGAGCGGCGGAGGTTCTTCGAGACGCGACAGGCGGCGGAGGCGTTTGCCACGGATCGAGAGACTCAGCAGCGAGATTACGGGGCCGTCTGGCTCGCCGCGACTGCTGCGACGCGGAGGGAAGCAACGGATGCCATCGTGCGCGCTCGGGATGGCGGCTACACGCTCTCGGATGCGTGCCGGGCGTTCGAGACATCGCGGCAGGCAACGGCGTCCTCTGTGACGCTCTCCGCGCTCCAGGGGTTGTTCATCGAATCGAAACGAGCGCAGGGGCTCCGGGAGCGGTCTGTTGTCCAGCTCGCGCACTCGGTCTCGACGTTCGTCCGCGGTCGCGAGGAGGTCGCGGCTGCGAGCATCACCCCGACGGACATCGCCGCGCACCTGGACAGGCCGAACTGGGCAGGCCGGACGAGGGAGAGTGTCCTCGTCAACCTCGCGACGTTTTTCGCGTGGGGCGTCAAGATGGAGTACTTGCTCAAAAACCCGTGTGTGACCGTCCCGCGTCCGGTCGTCGAGGTCTCGGCGAAGTGCGTCCACCGAGCAGACCAGATTGAACGGATCCTGCGGACGGCCGAGCGCATGGACCCGGAGATGATGGGTTACGGTGCGGTCGGCTATCTGGCCGGCCTCCGACCGGAGTCCGAGATGGGCAGAATCAAGCGGGGGAACATCCGCGCCGACATCCTCCGGATCGAGGAATGGAACAAGACGCGCCGGCGTCGGGACGTGTCAATCTGCCCGGCGCTCGCCGCATGGCTGGCCCGATGGATGCCTCTTGGCGTTGAGTTGGCCCCGGATGGGGCCGCAAAACGCTGGACGAAGATCCGCCGAGCCGCTGGCTTCCTCGACCGGGAGCAGGACGTGATGCGCCACACCTACGTCAGCGCGCACTACGTGCTCCATGGCGAGGTCGCGACAGCCGCGCAGGCCGGACACTCAGCGCAGGAGCTGCACGCCAGCTACCGCGAGCTGATGACCAAGGCCGAGGCCGCGGCAATCTTCGAGGTCCGACCGAGCGATGGGGTGGATTACCGGGCCGGCGCGGAGAAAAGATTGGCCCGGTGACCTTTTTGTCGGGCTCAGCAAAATGGTCCGCGGTCGATGCCAAAAAGGCGAAAACACTAGGGAATCGCGTGTTTATCACCCGGGTTTATCGACCGCTATCGACCGCTAAACAACGGCCACCGCTCAAATACTTGTTGACGAGTAATCTCCGTGAGGTATGTTGCACCCATGAAAAGTTACTTGAAGACCTTCGCCACCGAAACCGAAGCCACCGGCTGGATGCGGATGCGCAACCAAGCCTGCCGCCTCGCCGGCAACACGAAAGAGAAGTTCGCGGTCTGCGAAGGCCCGGATGGCGGGTTCGCGGTGGTCGACATTGTGACCGCCATCAACATGGGCAACGGCTACACCATCGAATTCTGATCCATGAACACCTCGCTTTGCGCGATGAAACCCACCCCATCCGACATCGCCCGTGCCTTCGGTGTTCCCGAAGCAAACGTGCGCCGGCAATTCGCCCGCAACGTGGCTAGCCTGCGTGAAGACCTCGCGCAGGCTGAAAAGACCGGACGGAAGGTTCGCGGCTACACAGCGGCGCAAATCCGCGCCGACATCGAACGCTTTGGGAAAAACTCATGAACACCCCACTCCGCGACCTCATCGCCGCCGAGCCCGACGTGCGGGCGGTGCTGAAACTGGAACCCATCGCCGGCACCGAGGACTGGCGCTACCTAATTGAGACGACGTTCGGCTCGTTTCCTCGCTTCGTCATCGGGCGATGCTCCGCCACCGGTGCGGGCTGCGGGATTGAACACACTTGCGGATACATCGAGACCGCGCGCAACAAATGGGAAAAAGCATGAAGCCACCCACCCCAAAGAAGCGCGGCCGAGGCCAGCCGGCAAAGGAGCCAACGCAAGGCATCCGAGCCTACGCGGCCGACGTGCCGAAGCTTGCGAGGTACGGGAAGACTCAGTCGGAGGCGGTGCGGGCGCTGCTCAAGATCAAGTGAGCCGGTAGACCCAGATCCGCATCGTCTTATTCCCGCATCGGCGCAAGACCTGGCGTCGTTCCGCGAGCTTCTTTTCCTCCGCTCGGCGCAGCAGCGCGGCGGTCTGCTGTAGGCTCTTGCCCCACCTTTCCGCGTAGTCGTTGGCAACTGCGAACCCCTTCGGAATCGGCTCCTCCTGCGCTGCCATCGCACGCAGGAGGCGGTCAAGGTCCGCACTCATATCGGGAGCCTCCACTCGGTTTCGCCCTGCTGCCACTCATGGCAGTGGAGCGATGCCTTGTCTCCGCAGACCTCGCCCCAGACGAGCCCGTGGCTCCATGCTAGGGTCGAGCGCCGGCCGCTGGCGTAGCCCATTGCGGGGATGTCAGCCAGGGTGCCGACCCCGAACGCGGTCGGGTTGTCGGAGCGCCGGCCCTTGGCCGAGCCAGCTCGATGCGCGTGCGCGACCACGGTGTTGCCCCAGGTCTCGGCGGTGTCGCGCAGGTAGTTCTCGCCGAAGAGGTGGCCGTGGCCGAACTTGTATCCGCCGAGTGTGAACCATCCTTTTTCGTGGACGGTGTACGGCACGATTGGCGCGTCGCCGATGGCGTCCATCATGCGCTCCAATGTCGCCTGCGCGGCCATCGCTATGATTTCGTTGAAATGCTCAGAGAGCTTCACCAGCCGATGCTCGTGGTTGCCAAGGCAAAAAACCGTTGGCGCAAAATCGCTCAGGAACCGAGCCCCGTTCGTGATGTCGTCGTGGATTGACTCGGTGCAGTCCGAGTCCTTCCCTCCGATTGCCCCGGTGCGGAACGCGGTCGAATCATACGCATCACCGAGGTGGATTCTATGCTTGGGCTTCCACTCGTCGCGGAAGCGCAGGACGGCCCGTAGCGCGTCCGGATTGGCGAATGTGCCGTGTGAACAGCCGACCGAAAGCACGCGCTCCCATCGTTTTACGACGGAGAAAACAGGCGCAGGAACTCCGCGGCGGATCGGGCTGTCAGCTCGCCGTCGTGCTGGCTCTGGTAGATGACCGCGGGCGTCTTTGTGGATCGACCGAGGCCGACTCGGAGAAACCCGAGGCTTGTCACATGCACCGAGACGTTGCTTTGGTTCTTTCTCCATAGGGTTCCCGGTCTGACCGGCTGGGACTTCATCTGATGGATTTGGGTTTTCAGCGTTTGAACTGTCCGCGGAGGGGATTGGAAATGATAGGGCTGTTTGCTGGCAAAAATCACCACGCGCCGGCGGGGCATCGGCGGAGCTTGGTCCAGGGCTGGATGCGGATGGCGTTGAGCGGGCATCCGCAGGCGCGCGATGGGTGGCGGCATGTGGACTCCACCAGCCACTCGCAGGCGGTGCAGGCGGCGTGCCGCGCGGCATCGGCCCGCGGATGGCTCTGGACCCGCTGGCTGGCGCGAAAGGCGATCATGTCAAAAGCCTCGCGCCATGCCCGTGACGCGCCAAACAGAGCCAGCGGAGTTGTAGGTCAGTGTCATCTGCCACTTGGCGTTTGCAGTAGTTGGAACCATCGCCGAGGTGTAGTCTGTGCCGAAGGCCACGCCTGATGGCCAAGTGATGGTGCGCCCACCAGTTCCGTCTTGTGTGAATGACAACTGTAGCACCTGTCCGTTTGTTGGAGTTCCGGAGATAGTGATTAGCGTCACGTTCGACGTGAGTGTACCGACCTCGATCACATCATTAGAGTCGGTAGAAAAAACAAGCGTCGCGGACGATCCAGTGGTCACACCGCTGCGAGGAGTGACGCGCTTGCTAGTCAACGTCTGACCGTAGGTCGTAATAACCACGGTGGAATCAAGCCGTGCGTTTGCAATCGTCCCGGACAAGTCCGTGGCCGGGATAGTGCTCGATGCGGTGAACGGCGCGGCGCCGTTGCCGTAGAGGTAGCCGGTCAGCGTGGTGGCTCCGCTGCCGCCCTTGGGGACAGTCACGGTGGCCAGCGTGCCGACGGCCGTGACGTTACCCGAGCCATTGAAACTCGGGCTGGTCCAAGTCAGGTCGCCGGTTATGCCGATGGTGCGGCCGGTGGCCAGCGTGGTGGCTGTACCTGCGTTGCCGCTCACGCTTGTCTGGTCGCCAGTGTTGCTGCCGGAGAGGTTTGATCCGGTGATGTTGCCACCGGCCGTGATGTTGCCGAACGAGACCACGGAGCCGGCGCTGGCCGTGCTAGCGACCGCGATGGTGGTGGCTGAGGCATCCCCAAGCGTCGGTGTTGTCAAGGTTGCCCCGGCGGCGAGCACGACCGAGCCTGTCCCGGTCGATGTGGTCGAGCCCGTGCCGCCGTTGGCT